TTTGGAAACCGTCCAGTAGGGTGATTCTGAGACTCTGATTGCTGTTATAATGACTATGTTGAAACAAACCACTCACTATGCTCCGTCTCAAAATGACTCCCGATTATATCGTTTCTTCTCTGAGATCACTTTTTGGGTCAGAAATTACTGGTGCTGACATTCGTGGTTGGTGTGCTAGTAATGGAAGTGCCTATCAAACCGTTACAAAAAATCTTGAAAAATATAAGACTTCTCGTGGTAAGTGGAATTTAGAAGTGACACAAGAAAAGGTAAAAGAAATAGAACGTAGTTTTTCTTCTCCTGCTGCTCTTCCTGCTTTGGAACAAAATCTTATTCCTGATAAAGATGATACTTTCGTCAAGTTTGGTAACTTCAACGATATTAAAAAAATTATTCAGTCCCGTATTTTTTACCCAACGTTTATTACGGGTCTCTCGGGTAATGGTAAGACGTTCTCTGTGGAGCAAGCTTGTGCTCAGACTGGTCGTGAATTGATTCGTGTGAATATTACGATTGAGACTGATGAAGATGATTTGATTGGTGGTTTTCGTCTTGTGGATGGTGCAACTGTTTGGCATAATGGACCTGTGATTGAAGCACTCGAACGTGGTGCTATTTTACTTTTGGATGAGATTGATCTTGCTTCTAATAAAATACTTTGTCTTCAATCTGTATTGGAAGGTAAAGGTGTCTTTCTGAAAAAGATTGGTAAGTTTGTAAAACCCTCTTCTGGATTCAATGTTTTTGCGACTGCAAATACCAAAGGTAAAGGTTCTGAGGATGGACGATTCATCGGAACTAATGTGCTCAACGAAGCATTCTTAGAAAGATTTCCTGTGACCTTTGAACAATCTTATCCTGCTCCTGCGGTTGAGCAAAAGATCTTAGAGGGTATTTCTTTGGATCTTGGTCTTGAGGATCGTGATTTCTGTAAGAGACTTGTTGATTGGGGTGATGTGATCCGTAAGACCTTCTATGATGGTGGTATTGAGGAAATCATCAGCACCCGCCGTCTCGTTCACATCATTCGTGCCTATAGCATCTTTGGTGATAAAGCAAAGGCAATACAGGTTTGTGTAAATCGTTTTGATGATGAAACCAAACAGGCATTCTTGGAACTTTATGACAAGATTGATGCTGATTTTATAATGCCTTCTACCCCAGAAGCAGTTGACGCAACTCTCTCAAACTGATATAATATTAAAAGATAAAACTCTCTTTGATTGTGAAACTTTATGACTGAAAATTTTGAAACCGATTATGAAAGTTCAATTCCAAACCAAGATTTTTGGGAGGAAGATGGAATTAGTATAACTGGAAATCCTTATGCTTCTCCCGATACAATAGTTTTTGGAAATACTCATCTTCCAGGAGGTATGGGAGAAGATCATATTAGTTTTACTGGATATCCTTATTCACCCCTTCCAAGTATTACATCATCTTTCACTTCTTATGAGGTAAAACCATCACTAAATTCAGATCACTTCTGGAAGTTTAGTGAAGGAAAGACTCTGAAAGTTGTAGAAGAATATATTAAGGGAACTTACAATGGACACTATGCTTCTGATAAGTCAAAGGTTCAGGTTCTGGATATGATTGATGCGATTGATGATGGAGTCCCCTTCTGTCGTGATAATCTAATTAAGTATTCTTCTCGTTTTGGTAAGAAGGATGGAATGTCAAAACTTGATGCACTGAAGATTATACACTACGGTGTTCTTCTATATCATTTTGCCGGATTTAATAATGAAACTCAAAAATCAAACTATGAAACTTTCTGATAAAACACTGTCACTGCTGAAGAATTTCTCTGGCATCAATCAATCAATTTTGTTCAGGCAAGGAAACAAACTTCGCACAATTTCTGTGATGAAGAACATTCTTGCCGAAGCAGAGATTACCGAAGAGTTTCCAAAGGACTTTGGTATTTACGATCTGAATCAATTCCTAAATGGACTTAATCTTCATCAAAATGCCGAATTGGATTTTGATAATGATGGTTATGTGGTGATTCGTGAAGGTAAAATGCGATCCAAGTATTTCTTTGCTGATCCAAGTGTAATCGTGATTCCACCAGATAAAGAAATCACTCTTCCGAGTGAGGATGTATGCTTTGAGTTGAATACTCAACAGTTAGATAAGTTACTCAAGGCATCTGCGATTTATCAACTTCCCGACCTTTCTGCTGTTGGTGATGCCGGTGTGATCAAACTGGTAGTAAGAGATAAAAAGAATGACACATCAAACAATTTTTCCATTGTGGTTGGTGAAACCGATAGTGTCTTTACGTTCAATTTTAAAGTGGAGAATATCAAGATTCTTCCTGGTGCTTATGAGGTTGTCATCTCACAAAAACTTTTATCACGATTTACGAGCACCGACAGAGATTTGAAGTATTATATTGCTATGGAGCCTGATTCTACTTTTGAATGAACATCTTTGTCACTTCCCCATTTCCTGCCGAAAGTGCCACTTGTCTTCCAGACAAACACATAGTCAAAATGCCCTTAGAGACATGCCAAATGCTCTCTATCGTGGCATCAGAGAAATGGGGGCACGGATACGGAACTCTGCCCAAGACCGATGGAACCCCTTACAAGACAGAGAAGGGAGCATTCCGTAATCACCCTTGTACTTTATGGGCAGCAAAAACAATTGATAATGCCTACTGGTTAATCAAATGGGGAATGAACTTGTGTGATGAATATACTTTACGATATAATAAAACTCACTCCTGCTATAATACCTTACTGCAAGCATACTATTTGTTTCCCAAAGGTAAGATTGACAAAGTGACATCATTTGCCCGTGCGATGCCCGATGAATATAAACTTGACGACAGCATTGACACTTTTACTGCTTACAAGATGTATATTGCATCCAAACCTTGGGTTGCATCTAATTATCTTCGTATGCCACAACGCCGACCAGAATGGGTATGACCTATAAAAAAGGTGACTTTTTTCTCGACAAAGATACACACAAGTTGTATGTGTTTGATGGTGAAGAATGGTGGGAAATTGTCCCAAGTTGTAAATTGAAAAAACCTAATTGGATTTAAATAGATTATGAATAATGATTTCTTGTGGGTAGAAAAATATGCCCCAAAGAAAATTGAAGATTGTATTCTTCCTGAAAGTATCAAAAAAACCTTTCAGGATTTTGTGGATCAAGGACAAATACCAAATCTATTACTTGCCGGACCTCCTGGGGTTGGTAAGACAACAGTTGCCAAAGCACTATGTAATGAATTAGGAGTTGATTTTTATGTCATTAATGGATCTGATGAGGGAAGATTTCTCGACACGGTACGAAACCAGGCAAAGAACTTTGCTTCGACCGTTTCACTTCAAGCAACTGGCAAACACAAAGTTATCATCATTGACGAGTGCGACAACACAGGGAACGATGTTCAACTCCTCTTACGGGCAAATATTGAGGCATTTTATAGCAACTGCCGATTTATCTTCACCTGTAACTACAAAAACAAAATCATCGAACCCCTTCACTCTCGATGTGCCGTTGTCGAATTTGGTATTAAGTCCAAAGATCGACCAAAAATCGCAGCAAAGTTCTTTGAAAGACTCAAAAAGATCCTGGATCAGGAGAAAGTTGAGGCAGATGATAAGGTTCTCGTTCAACTGATAAATAAGCATTTTCCTGATTGGAGAAGAGTCTTAAATGAATGCCAACGTTATTCTGTATCTGGTAGCATTGATTCTGCCATTCTTGCTACTTTCTCTGACATTAAAGTAAATGATCTCATTAAACATCTCAAAGAAAAGAACTTTCCGGAAGTTCGTAAATGGATTGCTGCCAATCTTGATAATGATGCCAGTAGTATTCTTCGTATGGTGTATGATGCTCTATATGAACATCTGGATGGTCCCAGTATTGCTGCTTGTGTTCTTATTGTGGCAAAATATCAATACCAATCAGCATTTGTAGCAGACCAAGAGATTAACTTACTTGCTGCTCTTACCGAAATTATGATTGAGAGTAATTTTAAATGAAACTCAAAACTTTCCCTCTAAAAACTTGTCTCCGTTATCCTGGAGGTAAATCTAAAGCAACTAAGACTCTTGCACCTTGGTATCCAGAAAACTTCAAAGAATATCGTGAACCATTTATTGGGGGAGGTTCTGTTGCTTTTTATACTACTCAGGCATATCCAGATATTCCTATTTGGATTAATGATCTCTATGTTCCTTTATATAATTTCTGGGTTCAACTACGGGATAATGGAGAAGAACTTTCTGAACGACTAAAAGAAATTAAAAGTAAATCTTCTGGCTTTGAGACTCAAGATAAGAAAGATGAAGCACATAAAGAATTATTCAACCAAACTCGAATAGACATTAATAACCAAGATGGATTAGAAAGAGCAGTAAGTTTTTTTATTCTTAATAAATGTAGTTTTTCTGGGTTGACTGAGAATAGCACATTTTCACCAACTGCTTCTCGTTCTAATTTTTCATTTGTAGGTATTGAAAAACTTAAAGAGTTTTCTAAACTGATGAAAAATTGGAAGATTACAAATATTGATTACTCTGAAGTAATGAATGCTGATGGGAATGATGTATTTGTCTTTTTAGATCCTCCATATGATATTAAAGATTTCCTATATGGAAAAAATCGTGAGATGCACAAATCTTTTGATCATGATCTTTTTGCAAAAAATGTATACAAGTGTCCTCATAAGTTTATGATTACTTATAATGTAAACGAAAAACTTCTTGATTTATATAAGGATTATTATCTTCGTGAATGGAAATTGCGATACTCTATGGCGCATCGTGGAGAAAAAGGTACTGAAGATAATGTAAAAGTGGAACTTTTAGTGACAAATTATCCAACTGAAAAAGTAGGACCCTTGGAGGATTTTTATGACAAAAATCCAAAAATTCAACTTGCTTTTGATGGATGCTATAATTATAATAAATTAAAAAGTGAGGGATTAGTTGATGATTGAACTTAAAGATTGGTTAAACTCTATCAATCAGACAAAAAACAATATTATGGAAACTGATTCTGATAGTATTCGTGAGTATTTGCCCTACATTATTAACAAATGTTTATCTGGAAGTATTGATTGTATTCTCTTTACAAATGAAATGAATCTTCACCATTCTTTAGATAAAGATATGCAATATTCATTTTATCTAAATACTGTAAGGAAACGGAAGAGATTTTCTCCCTGGCTCCATAAAGATAAAGTCAAGGACTTGGAGTGTATAAAACAATACTATGGATATAGTAATGAAAAGGCATCTCAGGCACTGAAAATTTTATCAAAAGATCAGATTAACTTTATTAAACAACGACTTGATACTGGAGGAACAAAATGAATACGATAGAACCTATCGTTGAATGGTCTCAAGACCAAATGGTAGAAGTGATTTTGAATGAGCCTGACGACTTCCTAAAGGTTCGTGAAACTTTGACACGTATTGGAGTGGCATCTCGTAAAGAGAAAAAACTCTATCAATCTTGCCACATTCTTCATAAGCAAGGTAGATATTTTATTGTTCATTTCAAAGAGTTGTTTGCTCTTGATGGTAAACACGCAAATCTGACTGTAAACGATGTTCAGAGAAGAAATCGTATTGTTCGTTTACTTTTAGATTGGGGACTTGTAACAGTCGTAGATGAAGACAGAATATTGGATATTGCACCCCTCAATCAAATCAAAGTACTAGCATACAAGGACAAAAGTGATTGGATTTTAGAACAGAAGTATAATATTGGTAAAAAGGGAAAGACAGCAGAAACCGAATAAAATCATACGGGGTTCACTACCCCGTTTTTTTATGATTGGTGTATAATTAGTAATATCAGATGCTTCGGGTCTGATATTTACACACTCTTGCTTTTAAGGAGAACCATTATGTACCCAACACTCGCAAAATATAATGCTGGAAACATTGAGAAGTTTCTCAATGATATTGACAAATATTCTATTGGTATGGATGAATGGATTCATCGGTTTAACTCTCTACATCAAACAGAGTCAAACTATCCACCATATAATGTAGTTAAAGAAAGTAATACTGCCACAAGAGTTGAGATTGCTCTTGCAGGATTTAAGAAAAAAGAAATTTCTGTTTATACAGAAAACAATAAGTTATTTGTGGAAGGTCAAAAAGACTCCACAGAAGATGGTGAATATTTACATCAGGGACTTGCAAAAAGATCATTCACCAGAGTATGGACGATTTCTGATGATGTAGAAGTCACCGGAGTTGAGTTTGATGATGGACTACTTGTGATTAAACTCACACGCATTATTCCAGAGCATCAGAAAAAGAAAGTCTGGTTCTAAATAGTATTGCGTGGGGCCACCCATTAACTATTGTTGCCTATACGGGAGGTAATCTGGCAAAACCCAGATTGACACCTCCCCTTTTTTTGTGTATAATAAGAGGAGATATGGAGTGTAAATGACAGTAAAACTTTTGCTTTTAAAATCTGGAGAAGATTTGATCGCAGATATTTCAGAGATGGTTTCTGGAGAAGATGAAAATCGTCACGTAATCGGATATTTTCTAAATAAACCTTGTATTGTAAAAATGCGAGAACCGACTCTTCTGACCGAAGAATCCACAGAAGAACAAAAAAAATCAGCATTTCAAGTATCTTTATATCCTTGGATGCCATTAACGGTTGATAAAGTCATACCAGTTCCTTCGGATTGGGTTGTGACGATTGTTGAACCAATTGCCCGACTAACACAAATGTACATTGAGGACGTAATGAATTATGGAAAAGATGATAAAGATTCTGTTGATGGTGAACAATCAAATATTAATCTCACAGATTGAAGAGATTGGTGCAGATATTGGAGAACCAGATTGTAAACTGATAAATCCACATATTGTAACTGAATATAAGGAAGGTGAACACACACTACAAGCACTTTTACACAAAGTTACGAAGCAAGACACCTTTATGATAAGTTCTGATAAAATCTTAACTCTTGCAGATCCAACTCCTACTCTTCTTGAAAAATACGAGGACTTAATTGCATAATGCGTTGGTATACTAATGTTCAGTTAATTGGAAATTATTTCTTGGTTCGGGCATATGAAGATGGAAAGCACATTGAATTTAGAGAAGAATTTAAACCAACTCTTTTTGTAAAATCCAAAAAGGAAAGCAAATACAGAACATTATCTGGTGAGGTTGTTGATGCGGTTCAACCGGGAACTGTAAAAGATTGTCGTGAGTTTCTGAAGAAGTATGAGAATGTAGATGGATTTGAAATTTATGGAAATGAAAGATACATTTATCAATACATCTCAGATAAGTATTCTGAGGAAGAGATAAAGTTTGATATTAACAAAATCAAACTTGTAACCATAGACATTGAGGTTGCTTCTGAAAATGGATTCCCTGATGTTGAGTCCTGCTCGGAAGAAATTCTTGCGATTACCATACAAGATTATGCCACAAAGAAGATTGTGAGTTGGGGAGTCAAACCATTTACTCACAATCGTAGTGATTTGATTTATCATTATTGTGAATCAGAGTTTGCTCTTCTAAACACTTTTATTCAGTATTGGATGGATAATACTCCCGAAATTGTGACGGGATGGAATCTACAACTCTATGATATTCCTTATATCTGTAAACGACTAAATCGTGTTCTTGGTGAAAAGTTGATGAAGAGAATGTCTCTTTGGGGACTTGTGAGTGAAGGTGAGGTCTTTATTAATGGACGTAAACATACGACATTTGATATTGGTGGAGTGACTCAACTTGATTATATGGATCTTTATAAGAAATTTACTTATAAGACACAAGAATCTTATCGGTTGGATTATATTGCCGAAGTTGAACTTGGACAGAAAAAACTAGATCACTCCGAGTATGAAACCTTCAAAGAGTTTTATACTAAAAACTGGCAGAAGTTTATTGAGTATAATATTGTTGACGTGGAACTTGTTGACCGATTGGAAGACAAGATGAAACTGATTGAATTGGCACTGACGATGGCATTTGATGCCCGAGTCAATTTTACTGATGTATTCTATCAGGTTCGTATGTGGGATAATATCATTTACAATTACCTGAAGAAAAGAAATATTGTTATTCCTCAAAAAAATCGTTCTTCCAAGAATGAAAAATATGCCGGTGCTTATGTAAAAGAACCAAAACCTGGAATATATGATTGGGTTGTCAATTTTGACTTAAACTCCCTATATCCACATTTGATTATGCAATTTAATATTTCACCTGAAACTTTGATTGATAAACGTCATCCAACGGTTTCGGTAGATAAAATCTTAAATCAAAAACTTGATTTTGAAGAATATAAGGATTATGCAGTATGTGCAAATGGTGCAATGTATCGCAAGGATGTTCGTGGATTTCTTCCTGAACTAATGGAAAAAATGTATAACGAACGTGTCATCTTTAAGAAGAAGATGATTGAGGCAAAAAAACAATACGAAAAAACCAAAGATAAACAATTACTTAAAGAAATTGCCCGATGTAATAATATTCAGATGGCAAAGAAGATTTCTTTGAACTCTGCTTATGGTGCCGTAGGTAATCAATACTTCCGATATTATAAACTTGAAAATGCCGAGGCAATTACTTTAAGTGGGCAGGTTGCGATTCGTTGGATTGAAAATAAAATGAATCAATATTTAAATAGAATTCTTAAGACAGATGGAGTTGATTATGTTATTGCTTCTGACACTGATAGTATTTACCTCAACTTGGGTCCTTTGGTTGAAGATGTATACAAAGGAAGAAAGAAAACTACTGAGAGCATTGTCACATTCCTTGATAAGATCTGTGAGGTGGAACTTGAGAAGTATATTGAAGGTTGCTACCAAGAACTGGCCAACTATGTAAATGCATATGATCAAAAGATGCAAATGAAACGTGAGAATATTGCTGATCGTGGAATTTGGACTGCTAAAAAAAGATACATTCTCAATGTCTGGGATAGTGAAGGTGTGCGATATGAAGAACCCAAACTCAAAATGATGGGTATTGAGGCAGTCAAATCTTCTACACCAGCACCCTGTCGTCAAATGATTAAGGATGCTCTGAAACTGATGATGAGTGGAACAGAAGATGAGGTGATTGCTTATATTGAAAAATGTCGTGAAAAGTTTGAAAAACTTCCACCAGAGCAAATATCTTTCCCCCGCTCGGTATCAGACGTTCAGAAGTATCAATCTCCAGCAACAATATATTCAAAAGGAACTCCCATTCACGTTCGTGGTGCTCTCTTATATAATTATTATGTAAAGGAGAAAAAACTCTCTCATAAATATTCAATAATCAATAATGGTGAAAAGATTAAGTTTTGTTATTTGAAAAAACCAAATCCAATTCACGAAAACATCATTTCCTTTATTCAACAATTCCCAAAGGAACTCAACCTTGACAAATACATAGATTATGAGTTACAATTTGAGAAAGCATTTTTAGACCCTCTCAAATCAATTCTTGATTGTATTGGATGGGAGGTTACAAAAACAGCAACCCTTGATTCTTTTTTTAACTAATGGATTTCTTAAAAGATATTGTAAAAGAAATTGGTGGAGAATACACACAACTGGCATCAGAGATTGACGAAACTGAAACGTATGTGGATACTGGCAGCTACATTTTTAACGCTCTTGTATCTGGTAGCATCTTTGGTGGTGTTTCTGGGAACAAGATTACTGCAATCGCAGGGGAAACTTCTACTGGAAAAACTTTCTTCAGTCTTGCCGTCGTTAAAAATTTCCTTGATAATAATCCTACTGGATACTGTTTGTATTTTGATACTGAAGCAGCAATCACAAAGTCCCTTTTGGAAGGTAGGGGAATTGACACAACTCGCCTGGTGGTTGTCAATGTAGTCACGATTGAAGATTTCCGTAATAAGACTCTGAAGGCAGTTGATATGTATCTAAAAAAGACAAAGAGTGAAAGGAGTCCTTGTATGTTTGTACTTGACTCTTTGGGTATGCTCTCTACTAATAAAGAAATCACAGATACACTTGCCGAGAAAGATACTCGTGATATGACTAAGGCACAACTGATTAAGGGTGCTTTTAGAATGTTGACTCTTAAGTTGGGTCAGGCAAATATTCCTATGATAGTCACCAATCACACATATGAAAGTATGAGTCTTTATGGTGGTAAGCAAATGTCAGGTGGGTCTGGATTGCAATATGCATCATCTACAATCGTATACTTATCAAAGTCAAAAGAAAAAGATGGAACAGAAGTTATAGGAAATATTATTCGTGCAAAAACACAAAAATCAAGATTAAGCAAAGAAAATAAGGAAGTTCAAATTCGTTTATTTTATGATGAACGTGGACTTGATAAGTACTATGGATTACTTGAACTTGGTGAAATTGGTGGACTTTGGAAAAATGTGGCAGGAAGATATGAAATGGATGGTAAAAAAATCTATGGTAAGGATATACTAAAAGACGTAGATAAGTATTTTACTCCAGAAGTAATGCAAGCACTTGACGAAACTGCACAAAAAGAGTTTAGTTATGGGTAAGTGTATCAAGATTATAAAGGATAAAATAGATGTATCAAAGGTAATTAAACAACTTGAGAAATATCCAGAAGACTGGGGATCTCAACAAAAACTTGAAAATGTGGAACTTAAAGATCCACATACTCATATTACAAGTGTTGATGTTCTTCAATTGATAATGGGTGGTATTGAAAAACCAGGGCAACTTGTTGGAGATTCTGAAATTTGCACCAAGACTCCTGCATATCAACATCATAGTGAAATACGAAAGATTCTAAAAAAAGAATTTGGTGGTCAAGAAATTCATCGGTGTGGATTTCTTTCTCTTCCGATTGATGAGATTGTCGGAGCACATATTGATGAAGGAACTTACTATCTTACAAGAGATCGTTATCATTTATCAATATCGGGAAGATATCAATACTTTGTTGGAAACGAAACTGTTATAGTTGACCCAGGAACACTTTTTTGGTTTAATAATAAATTACCACACGGAACAGTTAATATCGCAGATGAAGTCAGAATAACATTTGTATTTGATATTTTACATTCTCCAAACAACCCACAGCATAAAGTAAGTGATGGACAAGATTGAGTTTTTGATTTTAAGAAACTTTTTACATAATGAACAGTTTACAAGAAAAGTCCTTCCCTTTATTAAGGCAGAATATTTTGAGGATACAAGTCAAAAAGTTATATTTGAAGAGATTCTAAACTTCGTTCAAAAATATAATCAACTTGCAACAAAGGAAATTCTTTCTATTGAAGTTGAAAATCGTAAAGATATTAATGAGGATAGTTTCAAGCAAATTTCAAATTTGATTGAGAATCTTGATGATGATCCTACAGAGATTGATTGGTTAGTCAACACAACCGAAAAGTGGTGTCGTGATCGTGCGATATATATTGCTCTGATGGAATCCATACATATTGCAGATGGTAAGGATGAAAAGAAAAATCGTGATAGTATTCCATCAATTCTTTCTGATGCTCTTGCTGTATCTTTTGATCCAAACATCGGACACGATTATCTGTTAGATTATGAGAAAAGATATGAATCTTATCACCGAAAGGAGGAAAAAATTGAATTCGACCTGGAATTTTTTAACAAAATTACAAAAGGTGGTCTTCCTAATAAGACTCTCAATATCGCTCTTGCTGGTACAGGTGTTGGAAAAAGTCTCTTTATGTGTCATGTGGCTGCTTCCGTCTTATTACAAGGCAGGAATGTTCTCTACATCACTCTTGAAATGGCAGAGGAACGTATTGCTGAAAGAATTGATGCAAACCTTCTGAACATTCCTATTCAACAACTTAATGAGTTGCCCAAACAAATGTTTGAGACAAAGGTGAATAGTCTTGCGAAGAAAACACAGGGTACATTTATCATTAAGGAGTATCCAACTGCATCTGCACATTCGGGACACTTTAAGGCACTTCTAAATGAGTTGGCACTTAAGAAATCATTCAGACCTCATATTATCTTTATTGACTATTTGAATATTTGTTCTTCATCAAGATTTAAAGGTGGTAGTAACATCAACTCTTATACACTTGTAAAGTCAATCGCAGAAGAACTTCGTGGACTTGCTGTGGAGTTTAATGTACCGATTGTTTCTGCGACACAGACTACAAGAAGTGGTTTTGGTTCTTCTGATGTTGAACTAACCGATACTTCAGAATCCTTTGGTCTTCCTGCAACTGCCGATCTGATGTTTGCCCTCATATCTACAGAAGAACTTGAGAATCTTGGACAGATATTAGTCAAGCAACTTAAGAACCGATATAATGATCCAACAGTCAATAAAAGATTTGTTGTTGGTATTGATCGTGCCAAAATGAGACTTTATGATGTAGAGCAAGATGCTCAAAAAGATATACTTGACTCTGGTAAAGAAGATGAGTATAATGATGAAGAACAAAGAAAACCTAAAAAATCATTTGAGGGATTTAAGTTTTGAATTATTATTCTGTGTTTGATAAAAATGGTAAAAAAATTTCTGATTGTGCAAGTATAAAAGATGCTATAATGCTGGTCGAACTTGGAGAAAACAGAACATATCGTCAAATTAAAAATATTAATCCAGAAACTGTAAATGTCTCTTGTATAAAACTAGCAGATGATTTACAACTTTCCGAACAAAAAATTCTACCCCAATCCGAATTAGAACCTTTTATTGTATGACTACCGAAAATCAATCAAAAACCATCGACACAAAAAAATATATTGAATTCGTTCGTGAGACCACAAGTCCTGCAAGTAGTGATTTCGCAGCACTTCTTGCTCGTATGACTGAACTTGAGGTTGAGAATGATGCTGATATTCCTCGTCTTATAACTGCCGCATTTGGTATGAGTGCCGAGGCAGGTGAGTTCACCGAAGTTGTAAAGAAGATTATTCTTCAGGGAAAACCTTATAATGATGAAAATGTATTTCACCTAAAGAGAGAACTCGGTGATATCTGTTGGTATATCGCACAAGCCTGTATGGCACTTGATACTAACTTTGAGGAAATTTTACAAATGAACTTTGAGAAACTTTCGGCAAGATACCCAGAGGGAACTTTTGATGTGTTCCGAAGTGAAAATCGGATCAAAGGAGATTTATAAAATATTCACTCCCCTCTTCTGGGGATTTTTTTTATAAATAATTAAAAAGTTTTTATAAGATGAACGTACAAGAACTCCGTAATTTACAAGAAGCATATTTGAATGTTTATAAAAATGAACAATCTAATGAAAAAGAAGTAGAAATTGCCTCTCATTATTTTTGTGAAATGGGTTTAAATGAAATTGGTGTTGAAATTCTGATTGAAGAACTTGGTGTAGAAGAATTTGTCGAGTTTGTTTATGATATTTCTGAAAATTATTATTTGACAGAAGCAAGGGCTGGTAGAGTTAGAATTGAACCAGTTACCGCTAAAGGAACACCATTTAAAAGTGGAAAACCTACTGGAAAATCTTTAGAAAGACTTCGTAAGAAAAAGGAAGAAAGAAAAGAAGCAGAATCATCTGAACGACCTTCTGGAATGAAAGCAGCACTTCAAAGACAAGATGCTATGGTTAGTGCATCAAAGCAACAACCAAAAAAGAAAGGACTTTTGGATCGTGTTGCCGGTGCTGTTCTTAAGGGTATTGAAAGACACAAGGCTGCCACTTCCGGAATGGGTGCGGCAACTAAAGTAACCGCAGGTAAGGTTGGAAATGCTGCCCGTGCCTTTGCAAAAGGATTTACTGAGGAAACAGATCTATACAACATTATTCTTTCACACTTGATTGATGAAGGTTATGCTGATACTGAAGAAGCAGCAGAATGCATTATGGTGAATATGAGTGAAGAGTGGAGGGATGATATTGTTGAGAAAAAATATTCATTCCCACTTAAACCAAGTGAACTTGCTACTGTACAAAGAATTCGTGATAGACTTGATGCCGAAGAAAAACCTCAACGTCCTGATTCTAAAAAAAATTCAATTCCAGAATTACCTATCCAAAGAACAGCAAGAAAAAGAAATCCTGATCTCAAAAAAGTTGCTTACAAATGAAAACATATCATCAGTTTTCTGAGGATATTGAGCAACGTAGAATAGAACTACGTCAAAGGTCATTAGATCAACAGAAGAGATTTAAAGAGAAATCTAGATCTTCTGCTGATGCTCAAAGACAAAGAACATCAGAAATTGAAAATCGTAAAAGATTGAAAAATGAGATTAAAAATGAATTGAGAAATGAGAAATAAATAAAGGTATACCAAAACACAATATGAAAAAATTTTTCCAATTTTTATCTGAAGCAGCAGAATCTCAGGCATCAATGCAAGCTCATAAACTTGGATTGTCTGGAGATGGTCATGGTGGGTGGATTGATAGGTCTGGTAAAATTGTTGCAAGAACTGAAAATGGAAAACTAAAATTTTCGGGTAAGAAATCCCCAAAACAAAAAGAAGAACCAGAAGTAGATACTCAACGAAATATTTCTCCCGCAATTAAATCAAAAGCAGCATCAGTTGTTGAACCAGTACAATTAAAAAAAGCATCACCTTCTCCTGAAGATCAATCACAAGAAACTCAACCTCTGACGATTGTATTTGGTCGTTTTAATCCACCAACAATTGGACACGATAAACTTCTTAAATCTGCAAAGAGAATATCTTCTGGTGGAGATGTTAAAATTTATCCATCAAGAACTCAAGATCCAAAGAAAAATCCTTTAGATCCTGATATGAAGATTTCATTTATGAAGAAGATGTTTCCTGATTTTGAAGAAATGATTGTTAATGATAATGATATGAGATCTATTTTTGATGTTTTGATTGCTGCAAATGAAGAAGGATATTCAAATGTGAATATTGTTGTTGGATCAGATCGTCAGGCAGAGTTTGATAATCTTGCACAGAAGTATAATGGAGATCTTTATAACTTTGATTTAATTCGTGTAGTTTCTGCAGGAGTAAGAGATGCTGATGCTGATGGTGTGGAAGGAATGTCTGCATCTAAAATGAGAAAGGCAGTTTTAGATAATGATTTTGATTCTTTCCGCAGAGGAACTCCAAAAACACTAAATGATGCAGATACGCAAAGTCTTTTTAATGCAGTTCGTCAAGGAATGGGAGCAAAGAAAAAGAAAAAAGAAGTTGTTGAGTTATGGCAGATTGCTCCGAAGTACGATATGAAAAATCTTCGTGAAAATTATGTAAAAGAAAAAATCTATAAACTTGGTGATATTGTAGAGAACTTAAATACTGGTCTGGTTGGTAGAATTACCCGTAGAGGTACCAATCATTTGATTTGTGTTACTGAACAAGACTATATGTTTAAATCCTGGATAAAGGATGTAATGGAATATACAGAAACAAAAATGAGCAGAAAGGAAAGACTTCCTGGAAAACCAAATACTCTTGTCGGCACCTCTGGGTATTTTAAGTATGCATCAGATATGACTCCGGGATTTGAAAAAGGTGATAAAACAAATCTACAACACGGAGCAAAACCTTATAAAGGTTATAGTAATGTAAAAGAATTCATAAATAAATATAGAAAAATAAAAGAAAGCACTTATTCTAATGTCTCATAATATTCTTAACGATATTTCAAAGGTTTATTTGGAGCAAGTTGCCGTTGATGAGGGCAAAGTAGAACTCAAGCAAAGAAACAAAAATGAGATGCAACGCAAGGCAGGAAACCTTGGTCGTGAAGTAGTTTCTACTCCTAAAACTAAAAAGTATGCAGCAAAGAGAGATGCTGCTATGAATAGAATGGTAAAACTTGTATCTGCAATTTCTAGTGATGATGAAGATAAAAGATTTAAGAGACTGGGGAAATCACCAGCACATAATGAAGAGTTTGTTGGTGAGGCAAAGAAAAAACTTGACCCAGTAGGCCAAGAAGATGCTGATATTGATAATGATGGTGATACCGATAAGTCAGATAAGTATCTTCACAATCGTCGCAAAGTAGTTGGTAAGGCAATCTCAAAGAAGAAAGTGAAGGAAGGTTTCTCAAACTGGAGAAATGACCTTGCCGAAGTAATGGATGATATTGAGGCAGCAAAAAAAGTTGAAGAAAAAAAAAATATAAAAAACAAAATCACGATTAATCCAACAATCAAAGATTCTGTAGAAAATCTTGGTGGAACTCTGCTTGAAATTGTTGAACTTGATGAGTTGGATTATATTGTTGAAAATGTTTATACTGAACTTTTAGATGACGGATATGATGAGGATGAAATTGAAGAGGCACTTGAATATGCTCTAACCGAAGCAAAGGTTACTTTTGGACACGATACTCCGACCACAGAAAAGAAAAAGCAAGGACTTTTAGGAACAGCAAAAAAATATCTTTCTAACCTTAAGAAGTCGGCAAAACAAGCAGTCGCAACAGGAGCAAGAAAAGTCGCAAAGGGTGCTCTGGGTGTTGCTCGTAAAATGGAAGGTGGAGACACTACTCCAAGTCCTGCACAGACAAAACCTAGATCTGCATCAACATATCGTGGTGCAGGTGCAGGAACCAAGGAAAGAGTAAGTAGTGGTTCTTATACCCCACCCACTCAAAAGAAGGCAAAACCAGCACCAGCACCAAAGGCAAAGGCAAAACCAGCACCAAAAAGAAAAAGATCTAAACTTGACGATCTGATTGGTTCTATTCAGAATGAGCAAATGCAGATTGATGAAAAGGCACTAAGCAAAGCCCAACAACGTTTTATGGGTATGGTTTATGCAACAAAAAGTGGTGAAATGAAAGCACCATCATCAGAAGTTGCATCTGCTGCTGCAGGAATGACTACGAAACAAGCAAAGGATTTTGCAAAGACAAAGCACAAAGGACTTCCAGAAAAGAAAGTTTCGGAACAAATGCTTCCTGAACCCACCACAGAACCAGTAAATTCTATGGTAGACAAAAAAAAAGAACTTCTGGACAAGTCTAAGATTGCTAACCTAAAAATGATTCAGCAAAAAAAGCAGCAAATTGATCGTCAAAAACTTCAAATGCAGAAGTCTGGAAAACTTCCTTTAGAAGCATCTTATCAACCAGAAGGTGAGCAGATTTCTGAAGTGGAACGACAGGATAATACAAAAATGTTTGTTGATAGAGTAAATGCAATGAACACTCCTGCGTTTGAAAAAGGGTGGAAGAATTCTCCCAGTAATCCTAATAGTCCTAACTATGACCCTAAAAAAGTTATGCATCCTAAAAAATAGTTAAAATTAGGTAAAATCTCTAAATAGAATTGTTGTAATAGGATTTTTAAAATGGCAAACGTAGTAAATTTAATTAAGCCAATTTTGATTCAGTTTCTCAATTCCTGCCAGGTAAAGAAACTGGTTGTAGATTTGATTGACCGTTATGTAAAGACCACTGATAATGATATTGATAATGTAATTGCCTCTACTGTAAGAGTTGCTCTTCTGAAGAACTGTAAGTGATTACTTGCTTTCTCGCAAACTGGGGATTCACAGTTGCCTTTGGACTGTTATTCTCCCTATCAGAATACATTGGGCAAAATCAAAACATAAAGGCAAATAGTGTTTATCAATTTGTCAGAAATGTTTTGATGATTATTGCAAAAAAATAAAGAGACTCTCAAATTAACGAGGTCTCTTTTTTTATAAATACTTTTTAGATTAACGAATTATAGGTAAAAAGAATGGCACTCTGGGGAATTTCCACGACTACTGAAACATCTGATAATAATTATGCTATTCCCAAGTTTTTACAGGACACTGATAGAAATAACACTCCACACAACTGCTTTGCAGACGTTCGTGGATGGGTTTATAGGAAATATGGTACTTCTCAACAATCAGGTCTCTCTACAGATTATTATGATGAGATACTTATTCCAGTTGCAGGTCTGAATACTGCTGGTGTTCCATCTGACCTTGGATCTACTGGACTTGCAATTGCAACCCCAGTTGCTGTTTTCTTTGAAGATGTAAATCTTGCTTCTCCGATTTCTATTGGTGCTGGTGGAACTACTGGAATTACAACTGGTTCAACTGGATATGTTCATTTAGTATTTAATGAACTAGTGTATGTTTCTGCAGGTGCAACAGTTCGCCTTCGTGCCCTTGATGCAAATAATGCAAACGAAACAACTGCGATTGTTGCAACAGCAGGATCTTTTTCGAACGGATCTACTGTCTTTAATTATATTAATGGTACTGGAATTGTTGGTAATACAAGTTTTAACGGACAGATTACAAATCGTGTAGCATTTGCATTCACCGCACCATCTACGGTTCTTGCTGCAAATGTGAATTTCCTTACAACAACTATTAATGCAACCGTTGCAATTGGAGCAACCAATATTTTTGTTGCTGATACAACCGGAGTTGTTGCCGGTGTAAGTTCCATCAGTGTAGTAGGACCAGGTACAATTACCACTAGACCAATTGTTTCTGTTGCATCTACATTTGTTCAAATTGGTACTGCATCTACAGTTGCAAGTGTGATTGGTATTGGAACTGTAGTGACATTCAGCACTCGCACGAATGCAACTAAACTGTTTATTGATGTACCAAGAGGATTTATTGGAGTGATTACTGATGTTTCCGGTGGTGCCGGTGTGACGAGTTCATTCACTTCTGATATTATTCGTAATGTTGGTGGTGCAGGAACAGTATTCTCTGGAGTTGGTATTGGAACCACAACATTAACTGTAACTGCATGATATGATTTTTAATGAATTGAATAGTGATAATTTTCTTCTCTTCGCAGTTAAAAATTATGAAAACCCACAGGCAGTAACAAAAGAAGATTTTGATAAAGATTTAAATCATTTTAAATATATTAAAAGGTTGCTGCGAAAGTATAAGAATGGAGATGAACTAAAAATTCATCTTCTTCTAAATCATTTCATTATTCTTTATAATATTTTTGGTGAGGCAACAACACCAATGTTATTTTTCAAAATTGAAAAAGAACTTTGGTCTCCTATTAAAAGTTTTATTATTTTTCTTGGAAAACTTCCAGAGTATCCAAAATCAGATATTCATAATATTCAGGTTGATTTAGATTGTCTAGAAGAACTTTACAAAATCTATAATGGAAAAAAAGGCACTGAATAGAATAATTTCTATTATTAGAGAAAATATGGTAGCAAATGCTCCAGGTTCTCAAGGTGGATTTAGTGGATCTGCAAATCCACAAGGACCGGTTGCCGGATTTGATCCCACAATGAAACCAAAGAAGTTTTTTAAGGGAAAGAGAAAACCTTGGTTGGATTATTTAAAGAATAAATAGTCACAGATGATAATTAATATTTGCAAAGTGCTCCTTATCTAACATATTAACTTTGCTCTTAAAAAAATGTCAGAAGAAATCGTAAAAGTTGCCGTATTAGAACAAAAGTTTGCTGACTTTGCAAATATAGTCAACAAACTTGATGATGCGATTCAAAAAATGAGTGAAGTTAATACGAATGTAATTAAAATGCTTGCAGTTCACGATGAAAAAATTGAATATGGTCAAAGAACCGATGACTTAATTTTAAAAATGATTGATAACCTTAAAGAAGAAAATCAAAAAGAGCATAAAAAAACATCGGATAGAATTGATGGTTTGGAAGATCAAGTTGGTGAAATTTCAAAAATCAAATGGATGACTGTTGGTACCGGAGCAGTTCTAACTGTATTAGTAGCACTTTTTGCAAGTTTGGCATCTGGTTGGTTTACTCCAAGTGGAATGGAAGATCATCGTCGTATAGAACAGACTCGTATAAAATAAATAAAAGAGTGTTGGCATTATTTCAGGCCAATGAAAACTCAAAAGAAAACGACAATCTATTCACTTCAAAAACTTACCAATTCAATTGTCAAGTGGACAGCAATCATTACAAGTCTATGTCTTGACAAGATTTGATAATCTGTTATACTGGTATTAATGATTATCTTTTTATTATGGATTTTATTGATGTAAAATACATCAATCTGATTTCTGCTCGTTTTCAGAAGTTTAAAAGAGTCAAGAATAATCTTTATAACTTTCGTTGTCCGATTTGTGGAGATTCTCAAAAAAACAAAAGTAAGGCACGGGGGTATTTGTATCAGGTCAAAAATAATACAAACTTCAAGTGTCACAATTGTGGTATCAACATCTCTTTTAGCAATTTTCTAAAACAGATTGATGTAGAGATTCACAAACAATATTCTTTTGAGAAGTTTAAAGAAGGACACACCGGTAAAAACTTTGTGGTTGAAGAACCTAAATTTGAATTTAAGACTCCTGAATTCAAATCAAAGATAGATTTACCAAGAGCATCTGAAAACTCAAGTGCATCTGGATATTTACAAGGTAGAAAATTAAATCCAGATAAGTTTTATTATGCCGAAAAGTTTAAGAAATGGACAAATTCTCTTAAAAAAACCTTTGATGATACGAAGTATGATGAACCAAGGATCATCATTCCAATGTTTTATGAAAAGACTTTAATTGGATTTCAGGGAAGATCGCTGGGTATTAATAAGATTAAATATATTACTGTAATGCTCTACGAAGATGCACCAAAAATTTATGGACTTGATGATGTTAAAAAAGACGAAACTGTTTACGTTACTGAAGGACCGTTTGATTCCACATTCCTTTCAAATGCGATTGCTCTGTGCGGAGCTGATGGTGATATTAGTAAGTGGGGGATTTGCGATCCTGTGTGGATCTATGATAATGAACCACGAAATTCTGAAATTCACTCAAGAATCTCAAAGTGCATTGATCGTGGAGAAAAAGTTGTAATCTGGCCCAATAATATTCACGAAAAAGATATTAATGATATGATTCTTTCTGGACACAACGTTAAGGAAATGATTGAATCAAATACATATGTAGGATTAGAAGCAACACTTAAATTTACTACTTGGAAAAAAATATGAGTAACGGTCTTAAGGTTAAAAAAAGAAGTGGTCACGTTGAGCAAATAGATCTTGATAAGATGCATTTAATGGTTGATGAAGCATGTAAGGGTCTTGCAGGGGTTTCTGCATCACAAGTTGAGATACAGTCTGGAATTCAGTTTTATGACGGCATTACAACTTCAGAAATTCAGGAGATTCTGATTCGTTCTGCATCAGATTTGATTGATTTAGAACATCCGAACTATCAATTTGTTGCTGCTCGTCTGCTTCTATTTTCAATTCGTAAGCAACTTTATGGAAAGATGCAGGAACTTCCACATCTTGAGAAACATATTATGGACTGCGTTTCCTCAGAAGTTTATGATTCTGATATTTACAATAAATACTCCAAGGAAGATATTGATGCTGTAAATTCATTTATTCGTCATGATCGTGATTATCTGTTTACCTACGCAGGATTGCGTCAGGTAGTTGATAAGTATCTTGTACAGGATCGTAGTGGTGGTGGAGTATATGAGACTCCACAGTTTATGTACGTTATGATCGCACTCACAATATTTGCGGAATATCCCAAAGAAACCAGACTTTCATACGTCAAGAGGTATTATGACGCAATATCAAGACACAGAATCAACATTCCGACACCAATCATGGCAGGGGTCAGAACCCCCCTTCGTCAATTTGCATCTTGTGTTCTGGTTGATGTTGATGACTCCCTCGATAGTATCTTTAGCAGTGATATGGCTATTGGCAGGTATGTCTCACAAAGGGCTGGTATCGGTATCAACGCAGGCAGAATCCGTGGCATCAACAGTAAAATCCGAGGTGGAGAAGTTCAGCATACAGGTGTTATCCCATTCCTCAAAAAGTTTGAGTCAACTGTTAGGTGCTGTACACAAAACGGGATTCGTGGTGGAAGTGCTACTGTCCACTTTCCAATCTGGCACCAAGAAATAAATGATATATTAGTTCTCAAAAATAACAAAGGTACGGAAGACAATCGTGTTCGTAAGTTAGATTATTCAATTCAAATTAGTAGAATATTTTATGAAAGATTTATTCAAGATGGTGAGATTACGCTTTTCTCCCCGCACGATGTACCTGGACTATATGATTCTTTCGGAACAATTGAGTTTGACTGTCTCTACCTTGGATTTGAGAACAATCCATCCATTCCAAAGAAGACTGTTAAAGCACAAGAACTTATTCTCAATCTTCTCAAAGAAAGAGCAGAAACGGGTAGAATCTATATTATGAATATAGATCACTGTAATACTCATAGTTCTTTTATTGATAAGATTGAGATGAGTAATCTTTGCCAAGAAATTACTTTGCCAACATTTCCAATTCAGCATATTGATGAAACCACAGGAGAAATCGCACTGTGTATTCTTTCTGCCATTAATGTTGGTAAAGTCAAGTCCGATGAAGAACTCGAAGAACTTTGTGAACTTTCTGTTCGTGCTCTCGAAGAACTGATAGATTATCAAAAGTATCCTGTACTGGCAGCAGAAGTTGCCACAAAGGCACGTAGATCTCTTGGAATCGGTTATATTGGTCTGGCACATTACCTTGCCAAACTGGGGTTCAAATACGACTCTCAAGGAGCATGGGATGCGGTTCACGGACTTTCAGAATCCTTTCAATATTTTCTTCTCAAGGCATCAAATAAGATTGCTCAAGAAAAGGGATACTGTGAATCTTTTGGACGCACCAAGTATTCTCAAGGTCTACTCCCGATTGATACCTATAAGAAAGATGTGGATGAAATCTCTTCAGTCAAACTTCAACACGATTGGGAAAGACTCAGATCATCGATTCTGAAACACGGTCTCAGACACTCCACACTGTCCGCACAGATGCCTTCCGAGAGCAGTTCTGTGGTATCTAACGCAACTAATGGTATCGAACCTCCTCGGGGATTTCTATCCATCAAGAAATCCAAGAAGGGTCCACTGAAACAAATTGTTCCTCAATACGCAACACTTAAAAATAATTATACGTTGCTCTGGGATATGAAAAGTAATGATGGATATATTAAAATTGTTGCGATGATGCAGAAATTTTTTGACCAGGCCATCTCTGGAAACTGGTCTTATAATCCAGAAAATTATTCAGACAATGAAGTTCCAGTTTCAATAATGGCAAATGATTTTCTGACTACATACAAGTATGGGTGGAAAACTTCTTACTATCAGAATACCTATGACATTAAAACTGATGAAGTGATAGAAGAAAAGAAACCCAGTTTAAATGACCTAATTCATGAGTTAAGCAAAGTAGAGGAGGGAGAGTGTGAATCTTGTACAATCTAAAGTTTCTTCCACGGAGAACAAGATGCAAGTCAAAGGCATGACTGTTTTCAATACAGAACAAGTCAACAACAAAAAACAACCAATGTTTTTTGGAAAACCTTTGGGAATTCAACGTTATGATTCTTATAAGTATCCAATCTTTGACAAGTTAACAACTCAGCAACTAGGGTATTTTTGGAGACCTGAAGAGGTTTCCTTGCAAAAGGATCGAGGTGATTATCAAACGTTAAGAGACGAACAAAAACATATCTACACATCTAATTTGAAGTACCAAATTATGCTAGATAGTGTACAGGGTCGTGGTCCCGGATTAGCATTTCTTCCATATTGTTCTTTACCGGAACTGGAAGCATGTATGACTGTCTGGGAGTTCATGGAGATGATTCATAGTCGTTCTTATACGTATATAATCAAAAACATATACTCAGATCCATCTGAAGTGTTTGATACAATTATTACTGATGAGCGCATTCTTGAACGCGCTAAGAGTGTTACAGAATCATATGATGATTTTATAACCGCAGCACAGAATTATGGAGCATCCAATCAATGGATGTATCAACTTGAAGACGTTCCTCTCGCAAAAGATACACTCAATGATGTCAAAAGAAAGTTGTACAGAGCAATTGCAAATGTTAACATTCTTGAGGGAATTCGGTTTTACGTTAGTTTTGCTTGTAGTTTCGCCTTTGGCGAACTTAAGCTTATGGAAGGATCAGCTAAAATCATTAGCCTTATCGCAAGAGACGAAAATCAACATCTAGCACTTACTCAAAATATTATGAATAAGTGGAGAGAAGGTGATGATCCCGAAATGCAACAGATTGCAAAGGAAGAAGAAGAGTGGGTTTATGCAATGTTTGATCGTGCCGTCAACGAAGAGAAAAGATGGGCTGACTATCTTTTTAAGGATGGTAGTATGATCGGATTAAACGATAAACTTCTTCAGCAATATGTTGAGTGGATTGCAAATCGCAGACTCAAGGCAATAGGATTAAAACCACAATATGATATTGCAGCAAACAATAACCCACTTCCTTGGACTCAGCACTGGATTTCCTCTAAAGGTCTCCAGGTTGCACCCCAGGAAACGGAAGTTGAAAGTTATGTGGTTGGTGGAATCAGACAAGATGTGAAAAAAGACACATTCAGCGGTTTCAAACTTTAATATCAAGTATAGATAGGGGAGTAATCAACACTCCCCTTTTTTATGCCAAGAAATGAAATGAGTAAAGACGAACTCAAAGTTCGTGTATTGAAATTAAAACATAAGTTATATGAAGATCAAGTAAATCAACTTATTACGAATCCCAAGGTTCTGGCTCATAAATATTTGGACGAAGTTCTTAACATTATTGATGAGTATAGGATGTAACTACGATAATCCTTGGATTTATGAAGAGAAAATATTTGACTCAGATCAGATCCAAGATTATTACGGGTTTGTATATCTTATACGAAATACTCTCAATCATCGGAGTTATATTGGTAGAAAGTATCTGTGGCAGTTCAGAACACCAAAAGGAAAAAATAGAAAAGTAAAATCAGAGTCAGATTGGAAGAAATATTATGGATCCTGTCCGGAACTTAAAGAAGACATTCAGAAATTTGGTAAAGAAAATTTTACAAGAAATATTCTTTCACTTCACAGAACAAAAGGAAAAACAAATTTCGAAGAGACCCGACAACTCTTTATCAACAACGTCCTCACAGAATCCCTTGACGACGGAACACCAGCCTGGTATAATAGCAATATCCTCTCTCGATACTTCCGAAAAGATTATTATGGAAACACAAATTGAACCCATTGTGCGGGTTCGTGACTGGGCAATTGAACGAATTCGAACAGCAGAGGATTATGATACTGCCCGTGCCATCGCAGGTGAATTTGAGGAATGGTTAGATCTTGAGGGTCAAGATGAGATTTCTTATATTTGCCTGGAAGATGATAGTACCTTTGGAGATCAGGAAATTGATGTTCGGTAAACCAGATTCTTGACAAAACCTAAATAATAAAATATAATTGTTAAGCAATCCTTAAAAAGATTGCTTTTTTACTATGAGATTTTGACGTGACAACCTAGAGCCGTGGAAGATGCCCTTCGAGAGAGGTGGTGTACCCCTCTTCTATACGGATGCCGAATTCTATTAAACTTAATGCTATTTTCAACAATTACACTCCTTTCAGTCTTAACTGCGTTTTCATCACCACTACTCTTACCAGTGAGTGATCCACCAGTACCTGAAAAAGAAGGACTCGAACTATCTGTTCAAGACTTCTCGAATCAGAAAGACACCAAATCTGAAAAACTAAACATTACAGAAACGAAGGTCGAAAATAAAGAAAAGATTTGGATATGTAAGGGGTGTAATCAAACAGAAACTTATGCTTTGAATTTCTTACAAAAACAAGGAATCAAAGATAAGAATGCCCTTGCCACCATTATGGGAAACATAAAACAGGAATCTGGATTTGTTCCCAATATTTGTGAAGGTGGTGCAAGAATAAAATATGAGTCTTGTGGAAGTGGAGGATATGGATTAATTCAGTGGACAGATTCTTCACGATATAATGGTTTAGGAAATCATGCTGCCCGTCTTGGTGGTAGTCCATCTTCACTTGATACTCAACTCAACTATATGTTGAATGAGAGTGACTGGAAGATGATTGAGAGGGGAATGAAGACCCCTGGAAGATCCATTGACAGTTATATGGGTCTTGCATCAAGATGGATACGTTGGGGGCATCACGGTGCTCGTACCGACTTTGCCTATCGTTATGCCAACAAGATGGTACTTGATACCTAAATTGATTGGTGGGGAGAAACCTCCCCACTTTTTTTGTTTTATATATAAATGTAATCACTTTTTATAAAAAATGTCAGAAACAATACAAAAACTTTTGGATGCTGTAGATGCATGGAAAGATGAGGATGATAAGTTTGTTGCAGGAAATAATGCTGCAGGAACTCGTGCTCGTAAGGCACTTCAAGAAGTTGCTAAAGCTGTAAAGGAAAGAAGAATCGAAATCACCGAAGAGAAGAATGCCCGTAAGGAAGCAAAGGCATCTTGATTGTCTATGAAATTTGATTTCCAATTTGGTAAAAAGAAATCAAGTATTTTTAGATATGCGATTATAGGAGTCATATTGACTTCTGTTGTAACGGGAATATCGCAGTGTATTCATATTCCTGAAGAACAAATTTACGATATTGTCGATCAAATTCAAAGAAAAATACCAGGAAAACCTTTGAATGATTGGATTATTACTGACCCAATTCTTTTAGATCGCAGAATCAAAGGAGATTTGAACAGGGCAATCGATGCCGTAAATCCAAAGTATAATCGGATTATTTCCGAGTATGATAAGAAATACGAACAAAGATATGTCGAATATCCAATAGACAAATCCGTGTGCTATACTAAAGACTGTAAGGCACTCGGAGGTGAACTAAGAATCTGTGCTCCTTGGGTTGACTCGTGTCCTAAAAAGTGATATATTAGGTTTATGTCCCGATAGCTCAGTGGATTAGAGCAATTCACTTCTAATGAATTGGTCGCTGGTTCGAATCCAGCTCGGGACGCTCCGGTGTGTAATCCAACGGCAGAGATAAGCGACTTAAAATCGCTCCAGTGCGAGTTCGAATCCCGCTACACCGATATTTGACACCTCCCCATAAATCGTGCTATAAATATTGATGTTCAAGAGGATAAGAATTCTGATGCTTCGGACAGCGGTTCAACTCCGCTCATCTCCATTGCACGGGGATGCCAAGGTTTCGACGGGGTATAAAGGTTTTATCTGTTGACGGAACAAACAAACAAACGCAAACAAAATTGTTGCATTTTCGAGGACTTCTGTACCTTCTTTGGTATAGAACTCTGACGAATTAAATTGAGGGGTATTCGTGCCCCTTTTTTATGCCCTATAAGCATTAAGTGGCGATGTACCGCTCTTGTAAAGCGGAGAGTTCAGTTCAATTCTGAATGGGGGCTCTTGACAAACACAATGAAATAATTTATGATTACTTTATGCGAAATTAGTTCAGTGGTAGAACGCTATCCTTCCAAGTTAGATGTCAGCGGTTCAAATCCGCTATTTCGCTTTCCCTTTTTGGGATAATTTATTCCATAATAGCTCAGCGGTAGAGTCGGTGACTGTTAATCACTTGGTCCCTGGTTCGAATCCAGGTTGTGGAGTTTCTTATTATAACTATTTAAAATGTTCTGGCAAAAATATCATGATATTTTAATTAAATA